ACTGTCTGAACTAGCTGGTAAAGACTTAGAGACCTTAGTGAACTTACTTAATGTCGAGGTAAACAAACGTACCTCCAGTAAGACAGAGTTTGAAGCTAAGAAGTGTAAGAAGTCTAAGATTGACGACAAGCAACGTGGTCTAATCAGACGCTTCCTTAATGTTAATCGCTGGATTACAGAAGACTTCTACGACATTCGAGACAAGGTTCTCGCTGACTAATAACAACGGAGACGACTTACATGGCATGGTCTTACGATCCTACAGACTTGGACACTACCACGGCCTCTGGTCGTCTCAATACAGTGCGTCTTTTAATCGGTGACACTAATACCGAAGATCAGCAAGTACAGAACGAAGAGGTCACGTTTGCTCTATCTGAGAATGGTAACAATGTTTACTACTCAGGTGCTTGGGCTGCTCGTGTTATCTCGGCTAAATACTCCCGTCAGGTAACAACACAATTAAGTGGAGCCTTAAGTGCTGATTACTCTGACCTAGCCAAACAGTATAAAGCTCTGGCAGATGACCTAGAGTACCAAGGCAAGACCGCTGGTGCTGCTGTAGGTGTTCTGGCTGGGGGCATCACCAAGAGTGGTATTGAGGCTGTACGAGCTAACACTAACCGTATCGAAGGCTCCTTCCGTAGAGATCGTTTCAAGAACCCACCAAGCTACCAAACACCTGAATACGAATAAGGAGTAAGATATGTCATTCCGCTCCTTTGACTTGCTAAACCTCGTAAGAGACTTTGGCTCAGATGTAACACTAAGGAAGACCAGTACGGCTGGAACCTATAACCCTGCTACTGGTGCAGTAGATGGTGCAGCTACCACTGACTATACCGTGAGTTCTTACTTCTTTAATTTCTCTGTGGGGCTTCCTATTGGTGACGAAGTTCGTCGTGGGTCTAGCCGCTGTATCATTCCAGCACTAGGTCTTGCTGTCGTCCCTGATGATGAAGACAAGGTTATCGGTCTTGGTAATACATACGAGATCGTGTCGGTACAAACCTTCTACAGTGATGGTGTTGCCATTTGCTATGTCTGCGAGGTTCGTGACTAATGAGTATTCAAGCCACGATGAACGCCTTTAAAGACAAGATAGAAAACAGGGTAGCTGATGAAGTTGAGCAAAAGTTTGACGAGATAGCTTCCTACGCAGTTTATGTTGCTGTCCCTGACCAGTCTATCGACACAGGCGCTTATGTAACCTCATTTTCCATTGGCCCTGCTGGTTTCGGTGGTGGACGTAGCCGAAGCTCAGACAACAAGCCCAAGAACCAGAACCCACAGGCCATGAAAGACCAAGCATATTCTCAGCTTATTGGCGACATAGATCGTATAGATTTTGAGGCGATGCTAGAGTCTGGTAACGCTAGGTTTACCCTCCGAAATCGTGCGCCTCACGCTAGAGATGTCGAGGATGGTGCTAACTGGAAACGCTCAGGCTACCATGTCTTCACAAAGATTAGGGATAAGTTCGGATGAGTATTTATAATGACATTCGTGCCGCTCTTGAGAGCCACTTAGCTAACACCGCTGGACTACCCACTGGAATAGCCTATGAGAACGTCTCATTTGAGCCTCAGACAGGCACTAGCTTCCTTAAGGTGTCCTTTGTCCCAACGTCTCGTAGACCCGCTGTACGAGGCTTAAATCCACAACAACGGTATCAAGGTGTCTTCCGTGTATTCTGCTACACACCCGAAGGTAATGGCCCCGCTACTGCTGATGATATAGCCAACAAGGTTATGACAGCCTTTGAAGCCACGACTGACATTTCTTTTACTAACGGTGAAGCTGAGACTTTCATAGTTTCCATTGACTACGCTGAGAGAGATAATGGCTTTGTAGATAGTCCGTGGTATTACACGGTAGTTAATATCGGCTGGTATATCTACTCATAAAGAAAGAACCACTATGACTAAAGCAAGTAAGAATTTTGTCTACTCAGGCAAGACATATCTCATCGGAGATGAGGTTCCCGCTAATGTAGCTACGGCTGTTGACCCTTCCTGCACGGAAAAGCCCAAAGCTAAGAAACCAACATATACTAATACTATTCTTGAAGGAGAATAAACATGGCTTTTGCACAAGGTAGCCGTTCCAGTCTCTCGTACATTGCAGAGACATCTTTCGGCACTACGCCATCCACACCCACTTTCGCTAACCTTCCGATTAACTCACACTCTCTGGACTTGACCAAAGACCGTGTTGAAGGTAATGAAATCCAAGCTGACCGTATGACACGAGTTGACCGTCATGGTAACAAGCAAGCTGGTGGCTCTATCGAAGTTGATCTTCGTAAAGGTGACTATGATGAGCTTCTGGAATCAGCTTTCTTTAATTCATACGCTACAAACGTCTTGAAGGTTGGAACTACACCTAAGTTCTTTACAATGGAAGATGCAGCTAACGACATTTCCCAGTTCCGTCTGTTCACAGGTATGGCAGTATCTACCGCCAGTTTCTCCATTGCACCTAATCAGATGGTCACAGCGACCTTCGACATGGTTGGCAAAGGCATGACACAGGCTGGTACAACAGGTTCCACTGGTGGTACACCAACAGCTTCGACAACTAACTCACCTTTCGATAGCTACTCAGGTACTATCACAGATGGTGGCTCAGGTATTTCCATCGTGACTTCGATTGACTTTAGCCTTTCCAACTCTCTGGCCCCCACTTTCGTAGTTGGTGCTGACAATGCACAATCCCTTGAGTTTGGTAGTGCTGTCGTTGAAGGTACAATGACCGTTTACTACGAAGATGAAACACTCATCAACAAGTTCCTGAACGAAACCGAAAGCTCAATCACAGTGTCTGTTGACGATCCTACAGGCTCCAACGCATATACATTTGAGTTCCCCCGTGTAAAGTATAATGGTGCGTCTGTACCACTTCAAAACCCTCAGTCTCGCCTGATTACACTGCCATTCGTGGCCCTGTATGACAGCGTAGAGAACACAAACTTGAAGATGACACGCACAGCCTAATCCCTAGCTAGGGTAGAGTGGGGACTTCTGTCGGGTGAGGTTCCCACTCACTATAAATCACCCGACATAACCTCGACAACACATCATAAGGAATCCCGATATGGACTTGATGAACATTGGTACTACAAAAGAAACTACAGATGTAACCCTGTACAACCCCGTTAACTCTGAAATCCTAACTAATGAGGATCGATCAGAGATGACCATTACAGTATATGGGCCATACTCGAAGAAATACAAAACTATCTCTCACGCTCAACAGAACCGCCGCTTGATGAAAGCGCAACGGACTGGTGGTAAGCTCAACCTCACTGCTGAGGAAATTGAAGCATCCGCATTAGACCTCATGGTTAAGTGCGTGAGTGGATGGAATATCACTCTTGGTGGTGAACAACCAGATTGCACAGAAGCTAAGGTACGAGAAGTGTTTGAAGCACTCCCTTGGGTTCGTGAGCAAGTGGATGCTGCCTTGGGTGATGCTCAGGCTTTTTTGGACAAGTAAGGGCTGAACTTGAGGAGTACGCTGAGTATTCCTTTAAGATGGGTAGGAAGGTCTCAGGTAGTAAGGGTAAAGCTACTGAGGCCGACCACCTAGCCCAAGTCGCCAAACAGTTAGGCAAAGAACTAGCAGAGGTTGAACAAGCTAATGCTGATGCAATCTTCCCTGACGTAGCTTCCCACTTATGGTCTACCTTTATAGAACTACACGATGGTAGAACTTACGGTATGAGTGGCCCTAACCCAATATCTTACGACATCATTAAAGCATGGTGTGATATTACAGGTGTAGACCTTTCCCCTTGGGAAGTTACTATTATAAAGTCTCTGGACAACCTCTGGATTAAAACTACTGGCGAGGAAGCAAATGACTGATCCTATTGAAATTGGTGTTGAGGTTAGAACTAACAGTGTTCGCTCTGCCACCAAGGAGGTTGACTCCCTTGGCAAGACGTTAAAATCCGCAGAAAGAAGTGCCTCCGCTTTTGTGGACGCTTTCGCACGTCAAGAACGCCAAGTTTCTAAAGCCGCCATTGCTAACAAAGCATACTCTTCTACCGCCCAGAAGATGTATAATGAAATTCTTAAGATTGATACAGCCACCAAAAGCGCCAGTGCTAGTGCTAGTGTATTTGCTGCAAACCTAGAAAAAGAAGCTAGGGCCGCTGCTCAAGTTGCTAAAGAGAACGAGAGGCTAAAAAATAAGTTCGTAGAGGGTCACACCGCTATGAACATTTACACCAAAGAACTTAATGACCTTGCTATTGCTCGTAAGAGGGATATTATTACCTCTGAACAGCAAAAGGATGCTGTTGCACAACTTAATGCACAAATGAAAGCTGGTACGGGTGTTTTTGCTAACGCTGCCACAGGTATGCAAATAGTTGGTAAAAGGGCAAACCGATCAGGCGTCCTTATGCAGCAAGCTGGCTATCAATTTGGTGACTTTGCTGTTCAAGTTCAGTCTGGTACTAACTACATGGTTGCGTTTGGGCAACAGGCAACACAGCTTATTGGTACTTTCTCCATGCTTGCCAAAACCACTGGGATGATTGCCCTATTCTCTGGGCTTGGTGTCGTTGTTCCCATTCTGACAGCCATAGGTGCTTACTTTATTAGAGCAAAAGAAAGTGCAGATTCAGCAAATGGATCATTCGAGGACGTAAAACAGACCTTACAAGAACTTTCAGATATAGACGAAGGTCTTGGCATCGGCTCTGATATGGTGTCTAACGCGGATGTAGCGATAACTAAGTTCACCTCAATACTGACTATTATGAGGAACATCCAAGCGGTAAGGTTGTCGGAACAGTTAGCTGAACCGCTTGATGCTTTGAGGGAAGAGTTTAGAGAATTTTCTAAGGAAGTTCAGTACGCAGCAATATCTCAAACTGAAGCCCCAGCGTTTAAAATTCTGGGTTTTGAAGATCAGTCCCAAGCTATTCAAGCCTTTCAACTACTGGCAGACATACAAGGTAAGACTAAAGAGGAATTACAGGATTCTGTCGTCCAACAAACACTGTTCCTTCAGGGGTCTGGCCTACTGACGGAAGAGGTAAAAAAGATACTTGCAACTTATGGTGATGTTGTCGGGGTAGTAGGGGAAGCAGCAAAAACTCAAGAACAATTAAACGACAGTCAAGAAAAGTCTTACAAAAGGTTTGACGCTCATACACAGGCTTATCAAAAACACTTAGATAATATTGAAGCGGCAGAGGCTAGTGCAGAGGAATCAATTCGCCTAGAACAGCAGAAACTATCTTTGATGCTGATAGAGAAAGATGTGGGCAAGGATACAGGTGAGTACGCTAGAACCGCAGCTCGTTATGAGAGAGAGAACCTTTACCTAAAGTTAAAACAAGCAGGTGTTTCGGACGAAATTATAGTTAGGGCAACAGACCTACTTTGGGCCCAACAGCAGGTAACTGCGGAAATGATAGCCTCAGCCGATCAAGCAGAAAGGCTTAAGAATAACCTTGAGATAGCCTCTTCGTTCAGAGTTGGGGGTGATCTAGGTGAGTTTGCTAATGTTGCTGGCGGTATTGATGCCTTCGGTGGCGCTGGTTCATTTAAGTACGGCGGATCACAGAAGTTTGATGGCTTGTCGGAATACGAGAAAGGACTCAGAAAAGTCACCAAGGCTACGGAAGACGCTGATAAGGCTGCTGAGGCACTCCGTAAGGAGCTAGAAGCTCCAATGGTTAAAGCCATAGATAGTGTATCTAATGCCTTCGGTGACTTCATAGCTGATGGCCTAAGAGACTTCAAGAGCTTCGCTAGTTCTATCGTAAGTTCCTTCAAGTCGATGATCTCACAGATGATTGCAACTGCCGCTCGTAACAAGATCATGCTGTCGATGGGCATGGGTGGAACTGCTTTTGCAGAGCAAGCTGCTGCTGGTAATGTGGCTGGTGTCGGTGGTAACGCTGCTTTTGGCCCCATAGGTTCCTTCATGGGTTCTTTCGCTGGTGGTGGTGCTGCTGGCAGTGGTTTATTGGGGGGCATGGGGTCAGTCTTTGGGTCAACTGGTATAGGTCTTGGTGGCTCATTCGGTTCCCTTGGTACTCTACTTAGTGGAGGTTCAACCGTAGCTGCTGGTGGTGCTGGTTTCGCTGCTACTCTAGGTGCTGCAATCCCAGCTATTGCCGCTGTAGCTGTAGTCATAGGTCTCTTCACTAAGAAAACTAAGCTCCTCGACAGTGGCCTAAGAACTACTGTTGAAGGCTTTGACGTAGCCATAGAAACCTTCAAGACGACACAGACCAGTCGTCTGTTTGGACTACTGAAGGGTAGCAAGAAGACAGCCTACGAAGCTGCAAGTGCGGAAGTTGCTGACCCACTGATTGAAGCTATCGGTGACATGCAACAGAGCGTAGTTGATGCTGCTGGTACTCTAGGCATCGGTTCAAATGCTTTCAAAGACTTTAGCTATCAGTTCAAGCTGTCGCTCAAAGGTCTGACCGAAGAGCAACAACTAGAGAAGATCAACGAAGAGATCACTAAGATGGGCGATAGTTTTGCCTCTCTGACTGGTCACTTTGAGACAATGAACGAGTTGCTTGAGGCTGCTACCCAGCGTATGCAACTACAGAACCGTCTGGATCAACTGTTAGGTAACAACCAAGCTATCCTGACACGACAGCGTGAAGCTGAACTAAAGGCCATGCACGAGTTGAACCGACCTCTAGCACAAGCTATCTATGACCTAGAGGATGCTCAAGCTGCTGTGTCTCAAGCTAACCAAGTTGTAGCCAATTCTTTTGCTGCACTACGAGCTTCTATTGACGCTGAGAAGGGAAGACTACAGGATTCATTCGCTAGTGTTCTTGATGGTCTCAAGGAACGTCTTGATGTCGTAAACGAAGCACTTGACCAAAGTCGTAACATATACGATATGCTGGCTAATGCCCTTAGCTCACGAAAAGTAAGTGGAGAGGCTGCTTTCGCTGGTCGTAGGTCTTCTGCACTATCTTTCCTACGCGGAGGTGACTTTAGTGATGAAGGTAGGTTAGAGAACGCACTTGATGTTGTTTCTGAACCATCAGAAGGTCTCTTTAGTTCTTTCGTTGACTACGCAAGAGACTTCGGTCGTACTAGCATTATCATTGATGAAGCTAAGAAGGTAGCTCAAGTACAGCTTACTGCTGGTGAGAAACAGGTTCTTCTCCTAGAGGAACAGATCGTTGCTTCTGAGGCTAATCGTGATGCTCAACTTGAGGCTCTTGACCAGCAGTTTCAAATGATGGTTGAACAGCACAATGCTCTCTTGGGTATTGATACAAGCGTTAAGTCTGTAGGTGAGGCTATCGGTACGCTGCAAAGTGCCATTGGGTCTCTTGCTTCTGCCCAATCTGCCGCTAAAGCTGCCGCTGCTGCTGCTTCTCCCGCTGGTGGAGGTTCCGTAGCTGAACAGTTTGGGACAGGTGAGAAATACCAAGGGTTTAACCTAGTTAAACTCAGAGGTGCTTCCGAACTTATGCAAGCTGCTGCTAGTGCTGGTGTTCAGACTTCTGGTCAATCAGGTGCGCAAATATCGAAAGCTATTGCTAACGCTACTGGCCTAGCTGTCAGCACGGATAGTGACACACGAGCTAAACAGTTTGCTATGGGTGGGTATCACACTGGTGGTATGCGTATGGTTGGTGAACGTGGCCCTGAGCTTGAAGCTACTGGCCCATCTCGTATCTTCTCACATAACCAAACCTCTGGTATGTTCCGTGATCCTGATCTTAAGGAAGCTGTTAATGAGCTTCGTAGGGAGGTCTCAGGTCTCCGTAGTGAGCAAAGACAGATGCAAGCAACTAACGCTAAGTATGTTAAACGTAACTACGACATTAACCGTAAGTGGGACGTTGATGGTCTTCCAGCTACAAGGACATAATAGATGCAGTTAATTAAACCTGTAACGGTAACAGATAGTGTATTAAGCTCATCTAATGTTCCAGAGACCGACTATGCTGCGTGGAACAGTGGGACTGCTTATGTCGTTGGTGACAAGGTTATTTCCACTGTTACCCACCGTATATACGAAGCTCTAATCAACAACACCAATGTTGATCCTACGGGTACAGCTACAGACCCTGCCACTTGGCTTAACATTGGGGCTACTAACCGATGGAAAGCCTTCGATCAGAAGATCAGTGACCCTGTTACCCAAGCGACAAGTATTGAGTACACCCTTACTGACCCTACAAGCAATGTTACTGCTGTAACTCTGTTTGGTCTCAAGGGTGCTTCGGCTAACGTAACTGTTACTGATGCAACAGACGGGGAGGTGTACAACCGTACAATCTCTTTGCTTGACAACAGGAACATTGTTGACTGGTTCACATACTTCTTTGAAGAGCAAGTACAAAGGGAACAAGCTCAGTTCCTTGACCTACCGCCCTACCTTGGTTCTGACATTGATGTTACTGTGACAGCTAACACTGCTGAGGATGCTGAACTTGGTCAACTTGTCCTTGGCCTCTTGAGTAATATCGGGGTGACTTCTTATGGTACATCAATTAGCATTGAAGACTACTCCCGCAAAGAAGCTGATGCCTTTGGTAACTTTGTTGTTGTCGAAAGAGACTTTGCTCAGTTAGCTGACTTTGATGTACAGTTTGAGACACAGAACGCTAGAAAAATACAACGTACTCTAGCTGACTTTAGAGCTACACCAATCGTGTACATTGGCTCTGATGATACATCATACGGAACTACCATCTATGGGTTCTACCGTAGATTTGATTTAACACTTGAAGGCCCATCACTGTCGTTTGGTGCTATTGAAGTAGAAGGACTGACCTAATATGGCATACCCACCCATTACTACACTACCATCCGCACCCAGTCGTCAAGACCCAGCTAACTTTGCAGATGAAGCTGATGCCTTCTTGGGTGCATTACCCGACTTTGGGGATGAAGCTAATGCCCTTGCAAGTTATGTAGATGGTGTTGCATCAGATGTAGACACAGATGCTACGGCTGCTGCCGCTAGTGCAAGTGCTGCCGCTGCTTCAGCTACTGCTGCTGAAAGTGGGTCAGGTGCTTCCGCTTGGGTTTCTGGTGCATCATATACAGTTGGCACAGTCGTCTATAGTACGGTAGACTACAACAGTTATCGTGCTATAACCACCCATTCAGGTGAAACTACAGACCCATCAAGTGATGCCACAAATTGGTTATTACTTAATGGTGTTGTTGGACTTACTGCTTCTGCCGCAGAACTTAACATCTTAGATGGTGCCACGGTAACAACTGCTGAAGTAAACTATCTTGATATTACTACGTTAGGTACAACAGAAGCATCTAAGGCTGTAACGGCTGATGCTAATGGTGTCGTTACCTTTGATAACGGTATCTCTGAAGAATATACTGCGGTAACTTCTACATCAAACGCTACAACTGTAGATTTACAAGATGGTACAAACTTTAGTCATACTTTAACTGAGAACACTACGTTCACATTCAGCAACCCTGCTGCTTCTGGTAAAGTCTCCAGCTTTACTCTTAAACTTGTTCAGGATGCTTCTGCATCTGGTTTTACTGTAACTTGGCCTACTTCTGTAGATTGGCCTTCAGCTACAGCCCCGACTTTAACCGCAACTGCATCAGCCGTAGACTACTTCATCTTCCTTACACATGATGGTGGTACTACTTGGTATGGATTTACCGCTGGTCAAGCATTAGCATAAGGATAGAACAATATGCCAAACTCGAAGAAACTCTTACAAGCTGCTGCGGGTAGTGCAGGGGGCGCTGCTGAATTTGCTGAAGGGGCTGGCTTTGAAGGTTACTCAACTAACTTAGTTTTAAATTCAAACCTGAATAATACAACAAGCACTAAAACTTTTACATTTAGTTTTTGGGTGTATGTTTCCTCTCAGGGAACTAGCACTTATATGGACATAATTGATGCTGGCGCAAACGACTTTAGGTTTTACGTCAATGGCGGGCAGCTTTATTGGTATATAGCAAATTCTTCAGGTTCAGCTTATGCATCACAGGGTAGCTTTGGGCCATTCCCTTATAACCAGTGGAACCACATAGTAATTTCACAGGACTTTAGTAGCACCAGTAATAGACACGCATACATAAACGATGTTGCATTTATAAGCCAAAGTTATGGAACGTATCAAAACACAAATGCTGGCTGGAATAGTGTGGCAAATGGATGGGCTATTGGTTCGCAAGACACTGGATCAAACCGTATGCAGGGTCGTCTTGCTCATGTTTATTTTGATGAAACTTATCGTGATCTAAGTGTAACCAATAATCGTCGTTTGTTTGTAACAGAAGATTTGTATCCCGCAGAAGGTCAAGCAGATTTAAACCCACAGCTTTATATGTCTTTTAATGAGGCATGGTGGGATAATTATGAGACAAACAGTAATGCTCTTAATGAAGGTACTGCACAAGACTTCAGTGTGAATGGGACACTGTACAAACCGCCTCGTGGGCCAAATCAAGACAACTGTGCATCAGGTCAAGATACTAGCACATTCTATATGACTAACTCTTCAGCGGGACTTTCGTCATCAACTAAGTTTACTTTGTCCTGCACATTCAGAAGACAAGATAGCAGTGGTAATGAATACCTTTGTCACGTTCCTGGTAGTCCATATGGAACACTTAATATATTCTGCACAGGACAACAGATTAATATAATTGCTTGGAATAACTCGACAACACGAATACTTGATATAGTAATACCTGATGTTCCAGAGCTTATGAACCATTCGTTACAAATCTCTATAGACAAAACGGATACAAATAAAAGGCACTTTATACTCAATGGGGAAGAAGTAACACCAACAATAAACACCTACAACTCAACAACAATCCCTTTTGGTAACACTTTCTACATCTCACGTTCGGGCAGTGATGATATGGAGGGTTCGTTAGGTGAGTTCTACTTTGACACAGATTACATGGACTTATCATCCAATAATCCATTTTGGGATAGCAACAACTTCCAGCATGTTCCTATGAGAACAGCATTAGAAAATATAGCTTCAACACCAAAGATGGCTTGCCCAATGTTACCGCCAAATACAGGATTAAATTTGGGAACAGCAGGTAACTTTACACCTGCTGCTGGTCAGACTAATAAAGGTGGCAGAGGTGCTAGTGAGTTTCAAGCGTATGGCTTTGAGTTTACAAATGCTGATAATTATATTGATAAAGTTAGTGGCAATCAATCTCTCAATGGTGAAGCAACTTGGGCTTTTGCCATTTATAACACATCAACGGGCATTCAAACTTGGTTAGGGTCTGGTAGCTACTATTTTAGAAATGTGGATAATAAACTTAGGTTTGATACTGGTACTTTTGCGGCAGAAACGTCAAACAGAATGTGGTCATACCCAAGCTGGCAAGTAATATTATTCTCGTACAATTACAGTAGTCAGCTAGTCAAGTGCGTTGTTAATGGTGCAAATGGTATTTCTGTTGTTGATAACAGGTGGGCAAACTTAACTGGGGGGACAACAGATTTCCCTCGCAACGGCGCAAATAATGGCAGTGCAGTTGCTTGGCTTTACATGGTTGATGAATATATGGATGTTCAAAGTTTAGATGTTAAAAAGCACTTTATTGATAGCTCTGGCTATCCTAAAGACCTAAGAATACCCATTGATAATGGGGATATACCTACTCCACAAACATATTTAGACTTTCGTGATACCAGTAACATTGGAAGTAATTACGGTAGTGGGAGTGATTGGAATTCATCAGGCGGTACAGCAGGTAATGTAAAAAGAAAATCAGTAGAGTTCCCAATCTCATCATCAGACCCATAGGAAAGGATCAATCTAATGGGAAAATATAGAAACAGAACTACAGGTGAAATTAAAACTCAAGGTCAGTGGAGAGCAGCTAATCGTCGCATGTCTTTACCCAAAACGTGGAAGGCAGCTACATTAGATGCCCTTGACCTTGATCCAGTATTATCTGGGGTGGAGCCATCATTGGGTTCCTATCAGCGTCTTGTCTTAAATGGTGCAACGCAAAACGAAAACGGTGATTGGGTAGAAAACTGGATTACCGAAGATATGTTTGCAGATGATGATGATGGAACGAAAGCAGAGAAAGAAACTAACTATCAGGCCACTCTAGATGGTGCGGCTGCGGAAAGCAATCGTCGTATTCGTGACGAGAAACTAGCTGAGACAGACTTCTATGCTTTGTCAGATGTTACAATGTCAGCAGCTATGACAACATACCGCCAAGCTCTGCGTGACATCACAGATCATGCTAACTGGCCTAACCTTACTGATGAAGACTGGCCTGTAGCACCTTAAGGAGATATACCCGATGACTTATCAGTTAGGCAAACGTAGTAAAGATAGACTACTTGGGGTAGACCCCCGTATGGTTGCTGTCGTAGAGAAAGCTATCACTATCTCTGAGCAAGACTTCTCAGTGATCTGTGGTCTTCGTACAGTACAAGAGCAAGAAGCCCTAGTAGCCAAGGGTGCATCCCAGACGATGAAATCTAAGCACCTCGAAGGTTTAGCTGTAGACCTTATGGCTTACATAGATGGTGGTCGTTGGGAACTAAACCTGTACGATGAGATTGCTGATGCTATCCGTAAGGCTGCTATCGAACTTGGGGTTAATGTTCGCTG